AAGACTGTAAACAACAAAACTAAGTCTTTCGGTGATGCTTTCTCTGAGTCAATGGCTGAGGCTTTTGAAGCAAAGCAAGCTGAAATCAAAGAGTTTCAGAAGAACAAAAACGCAAAGTTGACTATCGACCTAAAAGCGGTTGGTACAATGACTTTGGGTAACAATTTAAGCGGTGATGGCGTTGCTACTTACAATCAGCGTCAAGGATTAGTGCCTGCGCAAAAAATCAATATGCGTGACCTTATCCCAACTGCTGTAAGTCCAACTGGTCTTTATGTTACTTACCGTGAGACTGGAACAGAAGGTTCTATTGGAATCCAGACTGAAGGAAACGCAAAATCTCAAATCGACTACGATCTAACTGAAGTTAAGGTTGTATCTGATTACATCGCAGGTTTTGCTCGTTTCTCTAAGCAAATGATGTTCCAACTTCCTTTCTTACAGAACACTTTGCAGCGTATGTTGCTTCGTGATTTCTACAAGAAAGAGAATAGTACTTTCTTCTCAGCTGTATCTAGTGCTGCAACTGGTTCTACTACTACCTCTGCTTCTGTTGATGCTGAGCAGTTAGTTGACTGGATTGCAAACCAATTGGATGCAAACTTTGAAGCATCTTTCGCTTTGGTATCTTATGCTCAATGGGCTGACTTACTTAAGACTAAGCCTACTGACTACTCTGTACCTGGTGGATTTGTAATCGATGCTAATGGTAATGTTCGTATCGCAGGAGTACCTGTAATCGGTGCTAGCTGGGTTACTAACGATAAGGCGTTAATCATCGATGCTAACTACCTTGAGCGTGTTGAGACTGAAGGATTGCGTGTTGAGTTCTCTTACGAGGATAGCGATAACTTCCAGCGTAACTTGGTGACTGCACGTGTTGAGTGTTTTGAGGACATCAACATTATGAGAACGGATGCAATCATCTACGGATCATTCTAATTAGTGCTGTGGTTTGATGTGGTGATAGGGGTCGGGTTTCGGCCCGCCCCTTTTTTTAAATAATGTCTATGTTATACAATTTACTAATCGATTGGGAGGACCAGACAAATGAGTCTGGAATCACAGAGCCTTTAACTGTTAATGAGGTAAAGAATTACCTTAGACTAGAGGGTTTTATTGACCAATCAGAAAGTATCTCATCTGAGTTCAATGATGATGATGCTATTATTGAAGATTTGATTGTATCAGCTAGACAAAGACTAGAGGAGTACACAGGCTTATCTTTTATCCCTAAGACATACGAGATTGAGTTTACTAATCTAGCAGGAAACTTTGAGATTCCTTTTGGACCAGTAAATACAATTATTAACGTAAAAGATGATGAGGGTGACTCTATAAGCACAGATGACTTTGATATCTCTTTAAGTGGTAGAGTTTTAAAATACCCTACTTACGAAAATATGACTATGCAATACGAAGCTGGTTATACTATCTTACCAAAGGGATTGAAAGATGCTATGTATAAAGAGGTAGCTTATAGATACATCAACAGAGGGGATGAGAATGTTGATGGTTTAAGTAGAGAGGCTATGGTAATTGCTAGTAAGTTTAAAACAGCAAACTGGATAGGATGATAGGCAACACCAAACCAATTAAGTTACTAAAATATGCAACTACCATTGATGCCAATGGGGATGCAACTGAGACTATTCAGACTACATACAAAATGTGGGCAGAGGTAACTGATGATGGTGGGGGTAGGTCACAAGCTGACGGTAAGACTAACTTAGGTGATAGTAAAGTCTTTAGGATTAACTTCAGAGACTACAATATCACACCTGAGTATAAGATTCAGTATTTCGGTCAAACCTATGCGATAAGCAACGCAAAGAGGGTTGATGAAAAGAGATTTAATTGGGAGATAAGCGCATTTAGCATATTTGAACTTGATTAAAGTAAATGTCATAGGATTAGATAGTCTTAAAGACCGAATTGCTAAAGCAAGCAAAGAGACTGCTGTTTTAGTGGATGCGGAATTAGAGGCGGCTGCTATGGACTTTGTTGCATTAGCCAAAAGAGATTTACAATCACAAGGTGGAGATAGAGGATTCTTATTAAAGTCAATAACATATAAGCCTAAAGGTCCATTTTCTTATGAAGTGTCAGCAAATCAATTTTATGCACCTTTCATTGAATTTGGTACAAAAGGTAAATATAACCCATATCCTGGCACAGAGGAATTTGCTAGTCAGTATAAAGGAGTAAAAGGATCAGGCACACTTAGCCTAATAGATGCTATCAGAGGCTGGGTAAAGAGAAAAGGGATAGCAAAGGGTAAACAGATTGACAGAGTAGCATTTTTGATTGCTCGCTCAATCTACAAGAATGGTATCAGTCCTAAACCATTCTTTTTTAAGCAGGTAGCACCTGTAAGGACTAAATTAATAAATAGAGTAACTGCACTATTAAATGGCATATAAAAACGCACTATATCAATTAAAGACTGAGTGGTATCAAACACTCAATGGGGATATTAGTGTCAATGTCTATAAAGATGCTGTGCCTATTACTGAGACTGGAAACTATGTTCTAATTAGAGCAGAAGGTTCAACAGATACAGAGTTAAATAATTCGGCTTTTTTTAGGTCTGCTGTCATCATTGTGGATATATTTACACAATTTCCCACAATAGGAAATAGCAAGACTGCATACGATATAGCACAAGAGATTGATGACCTGGTAATACTAAGTCCTAATTCTTTTGGCATAACTTTACAAGACTTTCAGGTAACTCAGATAACTGTCCAATCAGAGACAGAACTATATGAGGATGATGGTGCTGTAAAAGTATTTAGGGTGATTAAAAGATACGAGCATTTTATAAATCAAAATTAAATACAAACAAAATGGCAGATGCTACAACAATCTCAGGGAGTGTGATGTTCATTGAATATTCAGATTCTCCGAGTAGTGCAAAAAAGTCGGCTGTTTGCCAAAGTGAGGGATCATTTGATGGCAGCCGCAACGTAGTAAGTGATGAGACTAACTGCGGAACTCTAAAGGTATTAGGACCTCAAAACAACCGCTTCACTTTGAATGCAGTTGTAGATACGGCTCCTGATGCTAACGAGGCTTCTTACAATGATTTCCAAACTCTTTACGCCAACAACACTAAAAAGTATTGGCATTTAACAGATTCTTCTGAGGTAGTTTATCACGGTGGCTACGGATGGATTTCTGCTCTTGGTCAGCAGAACGTAAGCGGTCAGACTGCTAAGTTCACAATGACTATTGAGATTGAAGGAGATATCGATACTGAACCAGCTAGCTAATAAATAACCACTATGAAACAAATCACACACACAATAGGAGGTCAAGAAAGGATATTAAATGTCGGAAAGATGTGGTTTTCCAAATATTATGGGGAAGCCACTTCTTCTGACCCTCTTTTAATGACTGAACTATTAAGCAAACCAAACAAGCAGTTTGATTTTATTTGCGGTATTGTCTATGCAGGTATTAACTGCCACTATAAACATATCAAGTCTAATGACTTTGTCTCTTTAGAGCAAGTTCAGGACTGGGTAGGTGACTTAGATGAGACAGAGGCCGCTGATTTAATCAATAAGTTTGTAGAGGTAAATAAACCGAAAGAGCAGGGGGAAGTAGAGACCCAAGTGGCAAATCCTTAACTTGGGATGAGATAAGGTCAGAGGCTTTTGGTCAGATTGGCCTTAATCCTGCTGAGTTTTATGACTTAGAGTTTGATGAGTATATACTCTTACGAAAAGGGTACATCGATAAGGTTAAGACTGAGTCATACTTATTGAGGTTTCAGACTGCCCTCATTTGTGAGGCATTGATAGGTAAGGGTAACGGTGCTAGGTTTGTTATGGATAGTTGGCAGCTAGAGGAAAAGACTGAAATGACACAAGAGCAAATCAGGTCTTTACTAAAAGCTAAGAGAGAGAAAGAGGCTTTGAAACGAATAAAAAAACAGAATGGCTGAAGGTTTACAGATACAAATAGGCGCAGATGTAACAAGTGCCATAAAGGGTTTAGAGCAGGTACAAACTGAGTTAGATCAGACTGGTAAAAGTGCCAATGCTTTAAGCAGTACTGTTGCTAAAACTTCAAGTTCATTTTCAAAGATTCCTCAATCAGCAAATCAAGCTAATTCTGCAATTACCAATTTAAATAGGGTTGTCCAGGATGCGCCATTTGGATTTATAGGCATTCAAAATAACATTGGCCCTTTAGTTGATTCTTTTGGTCAACTAAAAATGTCAACAGGCTCTACAAGTGGAGCATTGAGGGCATTAGCAGGATCACTTATTGGACCTGCTGGGGTTGGATTAGCGGTTGCGGCTATTAGTTCTGCTTTAACATTTGCTATTCAAGGTTTTTCATCTTGGTCAAGAAGTGTTAAAGAAGCAAAATCAGATACAGACAAATTAGGCGAGTCTTTAGCAATAGAATTAGTCCAACTTACTACCGTTGTTGGGTTGGCTCAAAATGTTGCAGCCTCACAAGAAGATAGAAATAAAGCAATAAAGCTACTCAATGAGGAATATGGTAAATATTTACCAAATCTTAAAGAGGAGTCAATATCTCTATCTAACATTGCAGAAAAATACAATCAGGTTGTTGATGCAATGATTCGCCAAGCTGTGGTTAAAGGATTGCAAGAAGAAATTGCAAAACAAGTAGCCGAAACAGCTAAGAAAATTATTGAATTACAATTAGCAAGAGAAAAAGAAAGGTTAGAATTAGAAAAAGGGAATAAGGTAAAAAATGATTCCCTAGCAACAGACAATAAGCTAAAACAAATTGCCGATCAAAAAAATAAGGCAATTAGTGATGGAGTTATTGCATATCAAAAACAAACACAAGCAGAGAAAGCAGCCATAGGCACTACGAATGTCTATGATATGATGATTAAAGGGTTAAAAGACTCTTTAATGCAATCATTGGCTCCTGCTTTAAATTTAGCTACTGCATTTACTGATTTAGGTCAAACTATTAAAGACACAAAGGGTGTTGAGTTTGATTTTACACCAATTGTAGGCTTTAGGAAATTAACAATTGAAGAAGGTAAATTAGCTGAACAATTTGAAAAGGGAATTTTAACAAGCTCTTTTACTAAGAAACTTCAAGACGGTTTTAAGAAATTAAAAGAGATAAAAGTTCCATTAAGAATTAATTTATCAGAGGATGCAATAAAGTTTCAAAAGCAATTAGAAGAAAATGGTAAGGCCATTGATAATTTTGTTGCTAATGTAAACTCCTCATTTGCAGCAATACAAGTTGAAGGAATTGCATCTGTTGGAGAAGCCATAGGTGCTGCTTTAGGAGGTGGGGATGTAAAAGGCGCATTTGTATCATTTGGTAATATTATTGCTACTGGGTTGCAAGCAATAGGAAAACAATTAATTGCCATCTCAGGATTAGCTGAGTTAACTAGGGATGCTCTTGCTTCATTATTTACCAATCCAGGTTTGGCATTAGCCGCAGGTATTGGGTTAATTGCTGCTGGTGCAGCTTTAAAAGCCTCTTTGAGTGGTGGAGTTAAAGCTAGAGCATTAGGAGGTCCAGTAAGTGGGGGAGAGCCTTATCTAGTAGGGGAAAGAGGCCCAGAGTTGTTTGTGCCTTCTGTTAGTGGTGGCATAGTACCTAATAACTCAGTAGGGTCATTTATGGGCGGTAGAATGGGTGATAGTGGTAGAGGAACAACACTCAGAGGTCAAGATATTATTTTAGCATATGCTAGAACACAACGCAGTCAATTAAGAGTTAATGGCTAATTTTTACAAAGGAAGTTTTGTCAATACGCAGGTTGATTATACGGACAATAGTCCGAATGAGCAGACCTTTTATGTCAAGATAACTGATGTAACTGAAGATGATGGCTCTATTATAGATTTAGAGTTGGCTGATGCTCCTGTGGTGTTACAGACTGTTGACAATTCAGAAGATAAATTCACTACCATAAAAAGTAAAAGTTGCACCCTTAGAGTATTTACTAGCGATGAGGTTAATGCAATGATATTTGCAGGTGGCGGTGATACACAATATAAAGTAGAGATAGCAGTTAATTCAGAGAGTGATATTATTTATACAGGTTGGCTTTCTTTGTCTGATTTAGGTCAGACCTTTCAGCCTGATCCGAATGTGTTAACTTTAACTGCTACTGATGGCATAGCTTTTCTAAAGAGTGTGCCAATGAGTGATAATGAGGGTAGATTCTTAACAGGTCCACATCCTCTTATTAAGTTAATTGCTTGGGCCTTACAAAAGACAGGATTAGAATTAGACATTTGGATTCAAATGAACCTTTTGGAGGTTAACTCAATTTATGACTATCCTGAATATCATTTTTACAATACTGTTTTCTTAAATGCACAAACCTTTGAGGCAGACTTAGGCGAGTTAGAAGATTCTTATACTGTACTACAAAAGATACTAGGTGAGTTTTGTGAGTTAAGCCAGCAGAAAAATGTTTGGTTTATTAAGAGTATAGATGAGGCTAATTATGCGCAGTTTAGGATTTGTAGGTTTGATTACGAGGGAACTCCTAGTGATTACATTACTGAGTTATATGCTAAGGATATTGGTGCAGACTCAGACTTTTACACTATGGCCTTTATGAATGATGATGCTAGGTTGTCATTACAAAGACCTTATCAATCAGTTGAGCATAACTTCGACTATCAATATCCAGCTGAATTAGTACAGAATATTGACTTTGAAAGAGGAACAGCAACAACTGAGCCTAATCCTACCTTACCAACATCAACAGGTATTTATAAGCCTGAAAGTTGGACACTTGCAAGAGCAGGTGATGGTACAGGTGGAGTATGGTTAGACCTTTATCAACAAGCTGGTGCAAGAGGCGAGATAATTAAAGAGTTTGAGTACGGTTACGAAAAAGACAGATATTTAGTTGTTGAACACGAAGATGTAGCAGGTACAGATTATATTCACTATGTTAAAAGCACTCCCTTCTATGTTCAAAAAGGTGATTTGCTTTCTGTTTCTGTCGATGTAGGTCAGAATACCACATTAGGATTTGTTAACCCTGTTCACGTTTGGTTAGAGAGTGATACAAGTTATTATACTTGGAATTTAGATGTCACAAGTCTAAATAGTGAGGGTGAGCCAGCAACTAATCAATGGGTAGCTAAAAATAAACCCTTGACTGCTGCCATAGCAGATAATCCGTTTGCAGAAATGTGGCGAATGGAATTACAGACCGTTAGTGTAGGTGATGAGTTACCTAAATACAAAACAATTAGCGGTGAGATTGAAGTTCCTGCCGATGGGGTTATTTGGGTTAGGCTTTGCACTAACTTCAACATATTTGCGCCCTATTTCTTTTCTAATCTTTCTATAAATATCACACCAAGAGTTAATGGATCATATCAAAAATACACAGGGCAAAGACACACATCAGAGCAAGATATTGACACCCTAGCCACTAGAGTTGAGTCTGTTTATATGTCCGATGCGCCAAGAATAGAAATGAGGGGTGCAATGCTTAGAAGGTTATTAGACTCTACTTTGTACACAGGCAATGCTTCCTTTGAAACTGGAAATGGGGTGACTTTGGATGGGTTTTTGAC